CGAGCTCCCCAACGGCGAAGAGGACTAATGGCAAGGGTGAAGGCGGAGGACCAGCTCGTCCCCGACGAGCACGGGATCGTCACCGTCCGCGACGAGTTCCCTCCCCCCTACCGGCGCCCCACCCCGAAGCAGATCGAGTTCTGGTCCGCCGCCCACGAAGACGACGCCGAAGAGATCCTCTTCGACGGCGCCATCCGCTCCGGCAAAACGCAGGCCGCCTGCAAGCTGATCGCGGCCTGGGCCTGGAAGTACGGCGGCCCCAACTGGAAGTTCGTGATCATGCGGAAGACCTACCGCGAGCTCGAAGACTCGACCAAGGCGGCGTTCCTCCGCGGCGACGGGAAAATGCCGCCCGCCTGCCCGCCGCAGCTCGTGCGCCAGTTCCTCGGCAAGGACGAAACAGCCGTCCTCCACAACGGCGCCGAGATCCTCTTCCGCTCCGGCGAGAACCCGTCCGACACCGAAGACAAGATCCGCAACGTCACGATCGCCGGGTTCTTCATCGACCAGGTCGAGGAGTTCTCCGGCCCCCAGTACCTGCAGCTGTACGAAACGATGCTGTCCCGGATGTCCGACCCGCGCGGCCCCCGCAAAGCGCTGCTGGTTGCGAACCCCGGCCCCGAAGACCACTGGGTCCACCGCCGCTTCGTCAACGAAGAGTCGAAAGAGCCGCAGGGCCGCCACATCCACGTCACCCTGGAACAGAACGCCTGGAACCTGCCCGACAACTACGTCGCCCGGATGAAGCGCACCGAGAAGACGAACCCGACGTTCTACAAGCGCTTCATCCTCGGCGAGTGGGGCGCCTTCGGCGGCAAACGGTTCCCCGTCTGGGACGCCAAAGTCCACGTCATCGACCCGTTCCCGATCCCCGCCGGATGGGAAGTGATCCAGGGAATCGACTACGGCTGGACGAACCCGACCTGCGCCCTCCTCGTCGCGATCGACTACGAAGGCAACTGGTACGTCGTCGGCGAACACCACGAAACGCAGCGGCCGATCAGCTGGCACGCGAAGAAAATGAAGGAGCTCGAAACGGAGCTCAACATCAGCCCCTCGTCCCGCTGGCTCGACCCCTCGACCTGGGCCCGGCGCTCCGAATACGAGAGCCCGGCGATCGAGTTCGCCGACTACGGGATCGAATGCGGCCGCGCCCAGAACGACAGGTTGGGCGGCTGGAACCGGATCGACGAGATGCTGACCCGGCGCGACGACGACGGCAAGCCGCAGCTGCGGATCTTCTCGACCTGCCGCAACCTGATCCGCGAGATCCCCTCGCTGCAGATCAAAGAAGGCACCGACGACGTCGACAAGGACAAAGGCAACGACCACGCATCCGACGCGCTCCGCTACGCCATCATGTCCAGGATGCCCCACCCAATCGAAGAGGAGGAAGAGGAGGAGGACTTCGGCGAACGCTACGCCCGCCGGATGTACGAACGGGCCACGTCCGCCTAGCCTCCTACCCTTGACGCCAATGGGAGAGTTCCGCCACTCCGCCACAGCCAGCTACGGACCCACCTCCTGCATCTTCTGCGGAGAGTTCGCGGGCCCGTTCGTCGACACCAGCGTCGACCTCGACATGTACGGCCACGTCTGGGTCTGCGCCTCCAGCGAGTTCCGCTCCGGCTGCGTCCAGCAGCTCGGGCGCGAAGACGGCATGGTGCCCCGCACCGAGATCGAAGCGGTCGCGCGCGAGCTGCAGCACAGGATCGAAGAGCTGACCCTGGAGCTGGAGGCTGCCCTCGCAAACCGGGTAGTACCTCTCGACGATGTCATCGAAAGATTCGGGAAGGAGCTCGTCCATGACTGAGTCCGAGAAGGCCAAGAAGCAGGCCGACGAAACCCGGGCCAGCACCAAGTCGCGCGCGTCAGCGGCGGCTGAGAAGAAGCCCGCGGCGCGCAAGCCCGCCGCCAAGAAGGAAGAGCCGAAAGAGGAGAAGGTCGAGACGGTCGAGCATCCGCTGCCTCAGGACGACCCGGCGCCGCTCGAAAACCTGCCGGGCCCGGTGACGCCGAAGAAAGCGTCGGGCCGGACAGCCGACGGCCCCGACGCCGTCGACCACACCGGAGACCTGGAAGGCCACGAATACTGGACGCTTTGGCGCTCCAAGGCGTACATCCACGCCACCCAGATGGAAGAGAACTTCTTCGCAACCGGGCCCGACGGCGTCGGGCACACCGGGCTCGCGGGGGACTACCTCGTCGTCGGCGTCCTCGACGACGTCTGGGTCGTGCCGAAAGAGGAGTTCCAGCGCCGCTTCGAGCCCCTCGCGCCCGCCAAGGCCTGAGTGATCGCACTCGCCCTGATCTGCGCTCTCGCCGCTGCCGTCGTCGTGTTCTCCTACGACCGCGACAAGCGGCGAGAGCGTGCGATGGAACGCCGCGAACGCGTGTGGGAGACGGAGCGCAAAGACCTCATCGACAGGATCATGTACCTGACCGACAAAACCTGGTCTATCCCGCCCGCCGACATGCAGTACGACAGCCTCGCCGACCTGGGAGTCCCCGAACCCGACGAGGTTTCTTACGACCCGCTCTACAGCCTGCCCGAGGAAATGAGGTGAGATGTCGACGCTGATGCCCGACAGCGCTCTGATCGACGAGAGCCCGCTCGCCGCGCCCGGCCAGGAAATGCTGGCCGTGTGGCGCAAACGGCGCGAACAGGCGTTGCACGAGCGCCGCCGCTACGAGCCGACCTGGGCGATCTGCGAGTCGTTCCTGGCCGGGCGCCAGTGGGTCGAATGGTCAACGTCGCGGGCGTCCGGCTCCGGCCGCGTGATCTCCGCCAAGAACCCCCAGGACCGCGAGCGGCACACCGTCAACGTGATCACGAACTACGTCCAGACGCTGCTCGGGAAGCTGTTCGTCGAGGACCTCCGCCCGACCGTGATCTTCACCCGCGAAGACAAGGAGTCGCAGGGGATCTCGCAGCACACCCGCGCGATGGCCCGCTACCTGTGGGACGTCGAGCTGCAAGCGGACCTGATGCTGCACGCGACCCTGCTCGCGATGCTGACCTACGGAACCGCCGCGAACCGCTGCTACTTCGACACCACCAAAGGCGAAGAGATCGGCGAGTTCCCCGTCGGCCCCGACGGCCAGCCGATCATGGATCTGCAGCAGGCGCGCGCGTTCGTGGCGCAGCAGCAGGAGCAGGGGCAGCAGGTCCAGTTCATCCCCGTCCGCGAAGGCAAAGTCACCTGGGAGGCCCTCTCGCCACGGCAGATCCTGGCGCCGCCGGGGATCGTGCAGGAAGACAAGTTCCCCTGGCTGATGATCGAGCAGGCCGTCCCCGTCGCCTGGGCCCACATGAAGTGGCCGCGCCGCACCGGCGACCTGCGCGAAGACAGCCTGATCTCCTACCAGACATTGGGGATGGGGCAGGACATGTCGAACCCGAACGCGTCCCCCTCCGACGCGGGGAAGCTGAAGGAACACGCCGTCGTCTGCACCGGCTACGAAATGCCGACCGACCAGCATCCGCACGGCCGCACCGTCGTTTTCGCGCCGAAGCAGGACGTGATCCTCGACGTCGTCGAATCGCTCCCCTACAAGCTGCACGGCGAGCCCCACCACGGAATCACGTTCTTCCACTACCACCAGCTGCCCCACCGCTGGTGGTCGAAGGGCGTCGTCGAGGACCTGATCGGCCCGCAGCGGCAGAAGAACCGGGCCCGCTCCCAGATGATCGAGATGAAGGACCGCAACCTGGGCCGCGTCTACGCGCGCAAGGGCGCCATCAACGCGTCCAACAAGCCGGTCGGGAAGATCATGGAGCTGATCGAGATCCCGCTGCACGCCGACTACCCGCAGGAAACCAACGGCGTCGGCCCCGGCCCCTGGATCGAGAACGAAGCCCGGATCAACGACGAAGACATGCAGCTCGTCGCCGGTCTCCGCGACGCCTCGTTCGGCAACACCCCCAACGGCGTCGTCGCCTACAGCGCCCTCGCGCTCCTCGTCGAGCAGGACGACCGCCGCACCGGCCCGACCCTGAAACGGGTCCGGATCGGGATCGGCGACGCGATGATGATCTCGCTGGAGCTCGCCCGCCGCTACTGGCAGGACAACAAGACGATGGCGATCGGCGGCCCCGAAGGCGAAATGGAGCTGATCCTGTTCCAGCGCTCGCAGCTGCCGATCGAGTTCTACGTCGACGTGTCCCGCCACGCGCCGCTGCCGACCTCCCCCGCCGTCGAGTCGCAGAAGATCTTCGACATCTTCAACGCCGCCACCTCCGCCGGGCAGCCGCTGCCGATCGAATGGCTGAAAGCGTCGCTCGACGCCGGGCGGGCCCTGCCGATCCCCAAGGGGATGCAGGAGGTGCAGATGGGCAAAGCCGAAACGGAGAACATCCTGCTCGGCCAGGGCCAGCCGATGCTGCCCGCCTACTACGACGACGACTACATGCACATCCTCGTCCACCGCAACGCGCAGGCCGAAGCGATGGGCAACCCCCAGGTGCAGCAAATGTTCGAGCAGCACATCCAGATGCACGCGCAGAACATGGCGATGAAGAAGCCGACCGCCGCCGCGGGCAACACCCCGACCGCACAGGGAGGACACGGGATCGAAGCCCAAAACGGCGACGTGACCTCCCAGACGGGGCTCGCCCAGACCGCGTCCGGTCAAGCGCCGATGTAATGTCGTCCGACCGTCCCTGCACTCTGTAGCCCCATGAGTGCCTGTTTCCCGGAGGGAAGCCCATGAACGTCCATTTCCGTCCCGTGTTCCTGTACGAGTCTCCCGAAGACGGCGGTGGAGAGCCCGCCCCGGAGCCGGAGCCGGTAGACGCACCACCCGCGGAG